CAAGCTGATTTAATAGGAATGCATTAGCTCCAAATGGAGTTAATGAATTCACCAAGTCAACAAGGAAACTATCACTAACTACAAGAGCGTAAACGTCAGTGCTTGAAATATCCTCTATCAAAGAACCAGGAAGATTGGCCGTATAATCAGGATTTGTTCCTGATACTAGAGAAATAAGCTGTGCTCGCAAATCTGCAGGAGCAGCCGGTTGCAAACCTTGTGAAGTCATAATAAGAGGTAGAACTGCCATTGTTCCTCAGATCGGTTGTTGCAACGGGTAATCAGGCTTTACTTGAACGCCAATTCTAGACCCAAAGTTCGTTAGCACATTTATCTGATAAGAAGGCGCAGGTCTACCATCATCATCAACTGCATCTGGTTGGGCACTTAAGATCAATGACGCAAAATAAGGAGCAAATTGTTGTTGAGTAAATGCCATAAAGAAATCAGGATATATTTGCATAACGACAGATGCATGAGCCGGTATTCCAAAATTAGCAAAGAATGGGCTTTCACCAAGATTTAGTTTTAGAACCTGAGCCAATGCAGTAAGATAGACGCTATCATTATAACCATTGATATCAGTAGTCACGATTCGCCATGTTTTTGCACCAGTCAAGACATCACGTGTTCGGCCGTAAGTTCTCATTTATCCAATCCGTGCATAAGTATTGAGACTTGGTCCATCTTTCGTTATAACCTGAGCATATTTTCCTTGTGAGCCGTCACCTCCCGCATAGACTTTTTCACTAGTTGGGACATTCAGAGCAATTTTCTTACCCTGTTGGTCTACAATAACTTGATGTTTATCATCTTTACTTTGCATCAAACTCTTTCCGTTCTTATCAAAGCTAAATAGAGTTTTGTCTTGTTGCTGTTGTCCTCCTGACCCACTTGATGTTCCTGATCCTCCAGTGCCTCCTCCACCAGTGCTCGGATCCAAAGGTTTCACTACCGGGGGTGGAGTGCCTCTTAATCTGATTGGTTGTCCTGCCATCTGTATCGGTTTAGAAAATTGCCGGGTGCGAGTAACGTGGACAGTCTGCGTGGGAGTTCCACCCGTTGTTCCACCGTTTTGCTGAGAACTTTGGTCTTGTTGCTGTTGCTGAAAGGCTTGAGTCACCCAACCGCTTGGACCGCCCATATGGGTGAGTTGGTCATAATCCCGATCTGGGTTTTGTTTATGACTGACCCCATTAAAGGATAATGTCGTGAGGTTTCCGCGCGGGTAGAAATCCGTATTACCGCCAGCATCACCAGTAACGCCACCAAGATAATAATTTCCAGGAACCGCATAACCCTTGTCCCCCTGTTGAGTAGGTTCACGGGCGTACTGGGAATTCGACTTAGGAATCTTAACTGTTGGCATTGTGAAAACACTATTCTTAGTTTCAAATGCCACATAGATAAAGTCTTTATCAACCTTGGTCACATGACAAGGCATCGATTTCGCTTGATTCTCCTGAGAATCATTTATCCTCTTTTCAGCCCATTGGTTCATTCGATAATGGAACGGATGTTTATGTGAATCATATCGGCCCATGCTGCACCCTACGGATTTATTTCGAATTTGCTGTTACGATAGACTAGTGTAGATGTTTGAAACACACTTCCTATCATATTTAAAAGTCGATCAACAATCCCATACACGACTACAGGACCTGGATTATTCACCATTGGTACAGAAAATGTTGTAGGATTGATTTGCAAACATCTAAATTTCCCATTATATGTGTTAGGTTGAAACCCAGATATGGTATAGTCTACCATTGTTCCCGGCTTGGTATTCGTTCCTTGTGGTGACAAAGGCAACGGCCAATCTGCTGGATCGGGTAAATTAAATGTCAACAACAGTTGTAATGGATCATATACTACTGAATTTACCTGACGTCCCGGTGGAGTAGTAATCAGTGGAACGGTAATAATCCAAGTTCCATCTAATCCATAAATATTGATGTAATATCTGTATGCTGATATGTTCCATGTCACTCTAACCGTATATGGATCTCCATCAAATGTGGCAAGAAATGACGGTACTGTTAAATTAGAGGGAAGAAATGGGATAACAGTTGTCATGACGTACCATTAAACGGAAAGAAAGCCATGCTTGCTATCGCTGGAAAATTAGCAGTAAATGATCCTAAAGCTGCATTGATGGTTGGTGGAGTACCTCCAAATAAAGTCCCGACTGATTGGGCCATTGGACCTAATTGTGGAGCAGTAAGATTAGGAAGAGGTAGAGGAATATTTGTTTCACCCAATGGTGCCTGACCAGAAGTTTGACCGGGTTGGATGCCTGTTTGTGTTCCAGAAGTTGGCGTTTGATTTGATAACTTACCCATAAGACTACCTTGAGCACCTTGCAGTTCAGCCAACGCTACGAGTGGTCTTTCAAAGTCAAAGCGCCACGCATTCTGAGGTAACGAATTATTGCCGCGTGAATTATCTGTTAAAGAAAGCATCACCATATTGTTATATAGATATGCCGGAGTAGCGATCGTATAGGTTCCTCCATTATTGTTATGTCGTTCTAAAGTTGCTTTCAACATAGCCATCACAATTTGCTTAACCTGCCATGCATTCGGTCCACGCATCGGTGCATCCATTATCACCGATAAAGTCAATGGCTCACGAATCACAGCATTCGCAGCAACATCTTGGTTTGCAAATGGATACTTAGCAATCTGTTGTAAAACTAGTGTCCCACCCGGTAAGACATTGAATGCACCAAAAGCGTCGTCCAAGTCATCCATTGCAAACGGCAGAGCTAAAGAATTACCACCGACCGAACTGAACAAATGGAGCATCGGCAACATGCCGCCTGGAATCTGAGCAGCAATACCACCGGTCAGGATAATCGGACAAACTTGATATGATAATTGGATCTGTGAATTCGGCATCACCCACTCATCCCGGCAGCAGACATAAATACATTCGCACCTGGAACATTACGCACAACCAGACTAGCGGTTCGATTCATTTGCCAATTATTCATTGCAAGAGGTCCACCACCACCTTTCATCATACCTTGCCAACGTTCAAATGATGCACCAGCACCTGAGGGAGCACCACCGCCACCGCCTCGAGGAACCATGCTCGAAGCAGCACCACCCCACATTATTGAATGAGAAGGTGCTGATTGTGGACCACCAGGAGGAGCTAGATTTGGGAACTTAAACCCTGTTCCACCTCCAGGAGGAGCTAGACTAGGAAATTTAAAAGGAGCAGGAGTAGAAGGAGAAAGAGGAGAAGAAGGGGTTGTCTGTGTACTAGGTGGAGCTCCAACAATCGGATTTGTTAGAGCTCCATGGATCGCATCATATGCTTTACCTAATAATGAATTCCCATAAGGAGTAATCGTTGCGGCTCCAGGAGTAGTTCCAGGAGGAGCCATAGTGGCTCCTTCTGCCGGTTTATATGCTTGTCCAGCAAGATAATCTACCGGGTGACGCAAGATCTTCAGCACTTCCACAGCACCTTGCAGGATTTCTACAAAGAGAGCCATTGCAGATTTAAACTGTTCCATGGTAGGAAGCCAACCCTGTATTTTCTCGATGAAATTCTTAATGTCCGTTTCTGTTAAACTCTTTATCTTATCAGCTAACCACTCAATTCCCTGACCTAATTTTTTAATAATATCGCGAACCACCTCAGAGCGCATTAGAATTTGTACAAGATGCACAAACCCATCACTTAAATTTTTTAATGGTTTAGCTAGATCTGCCAGCTTTTCTCCAAATAAAGATTCTAATTGAGCCCCTGCGGATCGTAGCTGCATTTCTAGTTCCGACCATGCCGCTGCGGCTCTAGGAGATATTTTTAATTGATCCTTATATTTTTCAATAAGCTGTCTTCTTAATTCAAGTTCTTTACGGCCTTCTTCGGTTGACAAACGCAAGAGATCCATAGGATCCATTAACTTATCAAGCCCATAGGCTTGAGCAACCATGAGTTCTGTTCCCTTAGGAGCATTCCGCATAATTTTGGAAGCTCTTTCAAGAACCTGATCCATAACCTCCTCTGGTGATTGCTTTGTGCCAAATGGGA